GCTGACTTTTTTGGCGCGTTGGTACGGGTTGTCCCCAAAGACAATGTTTAGCATTGCCTTTTTTGAGTGTATGGTTGGAGCCATCACTTTTTATGGAGTTGTTCCGTGGTGGGCTGGGTGTTTGATGGTTTATGGTGTGTCGCCGTTTGTGCGTAAAAGTGCAGATGTTGCGGATAAAGTTGAGAAAGTTACTGAGAATAAATGGTCTTGGTCTTCCCTAAAAAACTGGATAGAACAAAAAATGGCTTTTGCTGATTATTTAGCTTTAGCATTTGCTTTGTTTGGTTTTGGTAAACTTTTACACAAACTATTGAAGAAAGAAGAAAATAAAACTTTACGTGAAAGCTTAATCTCCAAACATCAGAAGAAAGAACTTTTAGGGTTGTCTGATGCTGTTTGGGTAGTAGCCATATTGCCTTTACTAGCGACCTCTGGCAGTAAGGCGGTTACAACAGCTTGGCGAAATATTAAAACCTTGACAGGCATGGTTATGTCGGCTGTTAGTGCTGCGGAGTTTTTCACAACAATTTTTGGAAATGATGATGATGATGATGAATCAGAAGGTATTTTTACCTATTTTCAATCTTTCATAATCTCTGTACGTAATCAATTTAAAAAAACTTTGTTTGCATCTGATGATGATGAGTCTGATGATGAATCAAAGATTAAAGCTAAAATTGAGATTCGAGACAGAGAAACTGGAGAAATTACTGAAAAAGTGATTGATTCAGATGATGAAGAAGATGATGAAAAAGTAAAACCTAAAGGAAGAGTTGCTAATATTTGGCATACTTTTTGTAAAGCTTTTGGTCTTATTAAATTTCAAATCTTATTAAATAGACGATGGGTTGAAATTAAATCTTATTGTCGTGATCGCCCAATTTACATTGCCTCCTGTTTAATTATTATGACTGCTTTAGTTTTTGTTGTGGTTTTATATCATAGCAGGAAAGATAAACGTAAGTTTACTAGAGAAGCGATAAAGGAGGAAAAAGAAGCGAAAAAGAAAGCTAACTGTAATTGGGTTGCATCATCTCCAAATCCAGATGATTGGCATTCTCCTGAAGAGGCCCGTCAGTGGTTTCGTGGTAAGAAAGTTTGGGCTATTGAACAGGATGATGAAGATATTGTAATTCAAGCAAAAGTTGAAAATTATGCTCATGATGAGTATGTTGCTATGGCTTGGTTGCATGATCGTATGTTCGAACATAAGTGGAAAAGTCCAGATGATATTACCGAAGAAAGTGTTCAGAGAATGCGTAAAGCTGGTGTTACAGTTGAAGATATGCAAGATGAAATGGATGATCCTTCATCTTACATGTGGCGCGATGCAAAGAAAGAGAAAGTTAAACGTCTTAAAATTAAGCTTGGTCTTATTAAGGAATCCAAGTTTAGTGATGTTTGTGCTGTCGTTGCTTCTGCAGCAAGCGCTTTATCTTTGACTGCAAATGTTGCTAATTTGGTTGTACCAAATCCTACATTTGTAGTTGCACATAGATCTGGTGATTCTTCAACCAAGGACAAAAATGATTGTAAGGAATGTATTCATGTTACTCTTGGAGATCAGAAATGTCCTTTGGCTGATCAATTAAAGACAGATGCTCGGAGTGTTTGTAACACCGCTTGTGGTGGTCATTGGTGTTCACATTGGAACACCTGTAAACCAATTTTTACAGTTATTGAGAAAGAGGCCAAGCAAACGCCTCAACAATCTGTTGATAAGCGTGCGAAGAAAGATTTATCTTTGATTAAATGTCATTTTTGTAAAGAAACTGGGCATCCCCTTGGACAATGTTCTAAGTATAAAGAACATGTTAAAGATGAGGAGTGTCAATTTTTTTTAATTGGAAAATGTCGTTATGGTGATAAGTGTATTCGGAAACACGTGAAACGTGAAGGTTGCCCAGCTGCTGTTCAAAATGCCGTTAAAAGTGTTTTGAAACGTGCTGATCGTGATTTTAATGTTGATTTCACTAATCCTTCTCCACCAAAAGCAAAGAAAACAGTTAAGTTGTTTGATGCTAGTTCGCCATTTACTGATGAACAAATAAATCAAATGCATGTAATTTTGAAAAAACATCAAGAGTTGAAAAATCTCGAAGATGGTTTTAAGAAGGAACGTTTGTTAAATGGTCCTCAATTTTTCCCGAATGCTATTATTAAGTCGTTGGGTTGGGCTGTTTGTGATTCAGTTGGTACCTTTGTTAAGGATAACCAAACTTATCAAGATGACATGAACAAAGCAACATCATCCCAAATGACTTGTATGAAGACTAACAATTGTTTGGTCGTCTGTATGCATATTGCAGAAGATAAAGATGGAAAAATGCAATCTGGTGTTTTAGTAAAGTTTAATTTTATGATAGATGGTATTCATCTAGCTGTTGTTGAACTTAATACTAATAGTGCACAAATGATAGCAGATGATTTATGGGCTTTTAAGTGCCCTCAATCATTTTATAATGTTCCGAGTTTAACTTTATCTTCTCCAACTGTTGGAAATCATTTCTGTTTTGTTGGCTATAATTCTTATGATGATTTTTTGAAACAAAATGTTTCAATTAGTCAAGGTAAGATAGATCTTGTTCAAGATATAGCTAATGGTGTTCGCCTGGAGTATATTAATAGTACTGTTCCAGGAAATTGTACTGGTGTGTTGTTAGACGGAAATAATCACGTCTATGGTTGGCATCAAGGTGCTTATAATAATAAGAATCGAGGTATTGCTGCCACCAAAAATATGAAAATTTTAATGTCTTCTACTAATCCTCCAAAAAACTAATTCCCCAACTTCCGGCACTCTCGACTTTGCAAGAAGCTTATGATAAGTTTGATTTGCAGCGAGATGTGTTCTTGGTCGAAGGAATTCCTGATGTTCGTCATGATCGCTTTAAGAATGCGATGGTGAACTACAATATACATTGTGTTAATGGCAATGTAGATTATTGTGGTGTGGCGAACAAAACTTCCTCGGATAAATATTGGGAGAATTTTAACCACTCTTTTGCTGATTATTGTAATATCAAAACAAATGATGTTAATTTTGAGAAGCGTAAGAAATGGTTTGATGTCAGTCATATGTCATATCGAATGATAAAGCCTAGTCTTAGTAATGCTTATAAAAGTTTTGCAAAATATGATAGGCCACAATATGCATATGATCGTGCTGCTATGAATTTAGCACACGAGTGGACGAAAAGACATTTTATGCCAGCATTGATGGGTTCAAAAGTTTTAGACTTTGATCCTGTGTACGATGATCTGGTAAAAACAACTGCATCTGGTTATCCTTATGGACTACGATGGCCTACTAAGAAATTAGTTCCACGTGATGTTGTCCAAAAGGTTTGCGATTTTTATTGGGACGATTTGGCTAAAGATAATATATCTTATGTCCCAATTTGGACTTGTTCTCAGAAGCGCGAGCTGCGTTCAGCAGAAAAAATAGCTGAAGGAAAAATACGCACTTTTACTGCTTCTTCTTTTGAACAAACAATTTGTATGAACAGACTCTGCCAGGATATGAATGAAAAGTTTTATGCTAATCATTTAAATAACTGGTCATTTGTCGGTGGAACCAAATTTTTGGGAGGATGGCAACGATTATATGAGCATTTAGATGTTGGAGGAAAGTTTCCTCTAGCTTATGAATTGGATGAGTCAAATTATGACTGTTCCTTGCAACAAGATTTGATGTATGGTCAAGCAGATATCCGATGGGAATTTCTGCATTCTTCCTATAAAACAGAAGAAAATCGTCGTCGCTTGTGGCACTTATATGATAATGCCATTTACTCTCTAATCGTTATGGAAGATGGTTCTTTGTTACGTAAAAATACTGGTAATCCATCTGGAAGTGCAAATACAATTTCTGATAATACTATGATTTTGTTTAAATTATTTGCATATGCTTATATAAAGTTAGCTCCAGAAGATTTTATGTCATATAGTCAGTTTATGCGTAATGTGCGTGCTGCATTGAATGGAGATGATAACACATTCACCACAACTGAGGCTGTTAAGGATTGGTTTAATCCACCTAACATCCGTAGAATTTGGGGTGAGATTGGTGTTATAACAAAGACTCCTTGTGATGAAGCACGTAAACTCTCTGAAGTTGAATTTCTTAGTCAATCTTTTAAAAAGGTAGATGGTATGTGGTTACCAAGCCCTGAAACTAATCGAGTATTATGCTCGTTGTTATGGGCTTCTAAGAAGGCTGATGTTCGATGGCATTTTCTGAGGGCTTGTGCTCTTAGGATGGATAGTTGGGCAAATGAGGAATGTAATCAAATTCTTTCCGGCTATATCGAATATTTAACTACTTCAATTTGGCGAGATCAGCTCTGTGGAGTTATTGATGGTATGCCTATTGAAGAAATTTTCAATCTTTGGAGATCCGATAAATGGTGTAGAGCGCTCTACACAGGATCTGAATCTGAAATGAGGGTGATTAGTGGAAATGCGCGCCTCCCTCATAAAAAATTAAAACGTTTATTTGATAATCTTATTGAAGATAAATCAAATGTCTAATAGATTGCTTTGTGGTTGCATCAAAGATCTTTCAGGTGTAAAATCATATACTTGCCATTATCATCACGAGTTAGAGGATGAGCTCCGAAGAGATTCAGAGCATCCAAGTGCTTCTTGTGATACGGGTGATGGTCAAGATGATGGTTCTGACTCTGACGCTTCTGTTGATGGTGATAGTGAACCCTACCCAGAATCCTCTCCACCTTATAGGTTCGATTGGGTTCCTGGTGATAGTGCAATTTTTTGTGGATGTCCTAAGTGTTACTCGTATGGAGCAAATTCCTGCTGCTGTGCGTGTATTGATTGTGTGGGACTTGCTTTTGATGCTCGGCATTGGTCTAGCAAGTTTTGTGATAATATCACATTGGATCCAGTTGAAAAGCATCTCGTAGTGGTTTTTGAATATGATGATTCAGACCATGATGGAGATCCTTCTTTTTCAAAATCCCCATATAATCCGTGTGTTAATGGTAAATTTATTGTTTATGGATATAATCCAATGACTAAGCTTGAATGTGATAAGGATTTCCTAGAGAGTACAAATGTTCATGCTGAGTATTGCCGGTTGAATGGTGAAACTAAAGGTGAAACAGATGTTTATATTACTCGTAAATTGCGTGAAATGCTTAGTCAAATCAATGGAAATAATGGTTCTGCGACCAATTCTGATGATGTGAAAGGTAAAGGTATTAATATTGGGGATGCAAATCCCATATGGTTAACTGATTCTGGTTCACAAGATGAATTGGCTGCTAAGCTTGATGTTTTCTTTGGAATTCATCGAAATGGCAATCCTGCTTATAATAAGTATCGTGATGCTATTGAAAAGATTGAGCAAGGTAAAAAGACTTCTTTTGTAAAAGCTGGACCTATGTCAACTCCAAAAATTTTGAAAACATACAAAAGTATGCTATTTAAAAGTGATGATGAGTTGCGTAAATTAGCAAATGTAGCGAAAGCTGAGAAAAAGGAAATGTCCTTCCTTGTCAATCCTATTAAAATTCTTTCTGATTTTAAGAAAGAAAATAATCAAGATAAGAATATGATTGTTGCTAAACCTACTAAAGCAGGTGAGCCTGTGAAGATGACTCGTACTGAAAAGAAAGTTGCGCGACAGCTTAGATCTCATAAAATGAGAGATGCTGAATTGCGAACTTTTCCAAAGACTATACAAGGTGCCAAAAATTATCCGAAAGGTTCAAATTTTAATCAGGATTTGGACCTTACTCGTAAGTTTGAACTTAATGATGGTGAGAAAGCTGAAATTCAAGCTATCAAAGATTCAGTTATTAAGCCGCAAATTAATGGTAATAATGGTTCTGCTACCAATTTAGATGATGTGAAAGGTAAAGGTGCTATAAAGAAAGCAGAGAAGAAGATTGAAAAGAAATTGGCTAAGAAAACTGTTAAAAAACAGAAAAAGCCTAAGGATAAACCAAAGACTGGTGCTGTTCAAACTAGTTTGACTGCCACAACTTTTCAAGAAACTTCAACTGTGCAACCGTACTATAAAGCTGGTTCAACTCCTAATTCTAAGAGAACTTTGTTCTCTTTAGGAGTAGTTAATACCAGCGGTTCTAATGCTGGATCTGTCTTTATTGATGGTGGTGTAAATCAGTCAATTGCAATAGATAAAAATGTGTTTGTTGGTCAATCAATAGGTAGAGATTTGGATAATTATGAGATGGGACGTATAAAATGGGCTAAATATCATTTCGTTCCTTCGATTGGCAGTACTACTGCTGGAGCGTGCTGGATTTTTTCCGATCCAGACTCTTTAGATGTTTTACCGCCTAACACTGTTGTTCAAAAATCTTTACTCACTTCACATGCCGGATCTAAGAAACATACAATCTGGAAGGATGCTTTTAGTGGTAATTGCATCTTTAATAAGAAATGGTTGTACTTGGATGCGGCTTTAATCAGTAATGCAAATACTACCGCAGATCAATCAATTGATAATGTTGGTGATCCTAGGTTTACTACCTTTGGAGTGCTATCATTTATTAATGGTGAAAATATCTCGACATCAACTGGAGCTTTAGGTGAGTGGTTTTTAGAGATTGAAATGGATTTTAAAAATCCACAATTTAATGATTTGTCAAAATTTCTTTACTCTTCAAAAGCTGTTGCTCCTTCTGGTGGTAGTCTTGGAAATTTAGCTAATAGTGTAGCTATTGATCCTTTTCGTTTGGCTAATAGTTTTGTTACCACTGGTACGCCAATTCAATATGAGGATGTTCGTAATCCGCGAACAGTTATACCTGTTGGAGCTAATTCTGGTGCTGGTAGTATGCAATTTCGTGTAACTCCAGGTAATTATCAATTTTATGTGCGTATTAGTCAATCATCTGGTACTTCTGCCACTATTTCTAATGTAAGTTTCTCGTATGTTTTGTCTAATACAATTTATTCATTAACTATTGATCGTATAATTATTGGTTCCTCCCTAACGAGTGTTGTTTCTCCAGAATTTGCTTCTAATTTGAATTCTGGTGCAGATGCGCTGCAAAATGGTGCTCTTGGACTTACAATTCGTCTTAGAGTTGACAGCGTTAGTGTGGGAACTTTTTCTGTATTTACACTTCAATTAACACCCACTGTTTCTGCTTCTTTCAGTATTGGTGCCATACATTGTGATGTTTTGCGTATGCCTGATTTTAGTGCTACGCCAATTTGTATGTTTCATCCACAAGGAGTTGCTAGTGGGTTTGTTGGACTTACTAATGATGTTCGAATCACTATTTGGAATGGACTTCGTTGTGATGAAAGAGGTATGCGCGTGTCCACAATGATTTGTCCGAGAGAGTTTATTCCCATGGTCAAGGAAAGTATGATGAAAAAATATGTTGATTATGATGAGAAATATTGTTTTGTTAGAGTGGACAACCAATTAGGAGATAATTGGCCTCCTCTATCTGGTTCATTTCAACATTGGCGAGATTATCCTCAATTGTATAATAATCGTCAAGCCCTTGAAGACTCTGATAAGATGCGTGCAGAAATTGAAAAACTCAAAAATCCTTTGAGTTCTGAAGAAAAAACAGTTTTAGAAGGGGGTCATTTACATGTCAACACTGTTGAGGAGCCTGAATCTCCTGAAGTTGTTGAAAATCCATTGACAAAGAGTATTCATATGAATACTAATGCAGTAAGTGCATTATTGTCATTGGTAGCAGCAAAGCGAAATTAGTACCTTTGCTGCTTTATTTATTTTAATTGTTTGGAGTTTTATTTGCAAATGAAATAGCAAATTGCTATTAAGTTTTGAAGTGAGCTTCTAATTGCTAGTGTTCGCACTCCGATGATGTATGTGTTGAAGGGATCAGTTGTTTCCTGCCAGTATACTGAACGGCTCCGGAAGCGGGAGGGAAATACTGCTTCAAAATTCGTTTGCTTTTAATGCTCTATAATATACATGAGGACCTGTTAACGGCTAACGTCCAGTTCGCTTTCACTAAAAAGAGTGATGACGATTTTTGTCCTGGTGTATTTGACAACAACGGGTTGCGGGCATTGATCGTACCGCGTGATTGGCCATAAAAAAGCCGGACGCGGACGGGAGCTCGAAACCGAACGGGCCGGGGAAAGATTCGGAATCGT